CTGCGCACGTCGACTTTTTTGCGCGAGGCCCTCGGAAAAACCTGAAAACAACGGGGGATGGTTGGCCGCGGGCACGAAGAAGACCACGAAGGAGCGGCAACCGACGTTGATCGGCGACCCGGTCGCGTTCTGGAAGCACCAGCACGCCCAGGCGAAGCGCGACGCGGCCACCGCTCGCAAGCTGGCGCCCTCGGTGGTCCCGAACCACATCCGGCTTGAGCGCGAGGCCTGGAAGGAGTACCAGTCCGCGCTCGCCGCGCGTGAGGTGAACGGGTCCGGGGCGCCGGCGGCCGCACCAGGTGCCGCGCCTCCCTCGCCGCCGCTCGCCGCAGACAGCCTCGAGCAGGAGCTGGCGGACGTGCAGCGCCTGCGTCGCTCGGCGGAGGCGGCCGGCAGCTACGTCGCGGCGGCGAAGCTCCTCGCCGCCGAGCGCGAGGTCGGGGACCGCATCCGCGCCCGGGACGAGGCCGCGTCGAAGGCGGCGCGGCGGGCGATGTCGGCTGACGAGCTCGTGGCGGCGCTCGCGTCCCGGATCTCGTCGATGCCGCTGGCGATGCAGGAGCGGGTGCGAGTGCGGCTCGGCTGGGTGTAGCGGCGGTTCCGTGTACTACCCGGCATGTGCTTCGCTGGAGAGGACTACGGCGACGCCTTCGGCGATGACCTCGACAGCGTCCTCGACGTAGCGGACGCCCTCCTCGAAGAGGCGGCGGTCCACCCGCTCGACCAGGTGCGGTGGACGCCCCCGCAGATCGCGTTCCTGCGGTGCACCGCCGCGTTCTTCATGCTCCGGACGGGCAACCAGTTTGGGAAGACCTGGTGCGGCGCCGCGGAGCTCATCTGGCGGTGCCTGGGCGCGCACCCGCACAAGCCCGTGCGGCAGGGGCCGATCGAGGCCTGGGTCATCTGCAAGAGCTGGTCGCAGTCCATCGCGATCCAGAAGAAGATTTGGGCGCTGCTCCCTAAGGACGAAGTCGTCCCCGAGACGATGTTCAGCGACAAGAACGGGTTCGCGGGCGTTCAGAAGGCCGTCGTCTTCAAGAACGGCAGCGTCATCCGCATCAAGACGGTCGGCCAGGACACGCTCGACCTCGCCAGCGCCACGATCCACTACGTCTGGATCGACGAGCCGCTTGGCGACGACGGCACGTTCTCCGAGCTGCAGATGCGGCTCCGCCGCACCGGCGGCGACATCGCGATCACCATGACGCCGGCGACGACCGGGGACCTGTCCTGGCTCCGCAAGCTCGTCACCGACGGCCAGGTGGTGGACCTCCACTTCCGCATGGAGCCCGAGAACTTCGTCCCCGAGGGCGCGCTGGTCCCGCTGAAGACGGAGGACGGCCGCCCGATGGACGCGGCCTGGATCGAGTCGGAGATCGCGAAGACGCTCTCGTGGCAGCGGGCGGTGCGCTGTCACGGCGAGTGGGAGTACGCGACCACCGGCGCGGCCCTGGACGCGTTCGCTCGCGCGAAGCACGTGCGTCGCATCGTGGCCGAGGGGCTCCTGCCGAAGACGGTCGAGCTCGCCGCGGGCCTCGACTACGGCGAGGACGCGCTCCGCACGTGCGGCGTGCTGCTCTACATCGACTCGAGCGGGCTCTACCCACGAGTGTTTGCGATGGGGGAGTACGTCCCCCAGCAGGGCACGACCGTCGAGATGGACGCGGACGGCCTCCTTGAGATGCTTGGCGCCACCGGGGACCGGTGGACGGATTTGGACCACGTGTGGGCGGACAAGGCCTACGAGGGGCGCACGACGCGGAAGAACGCGCGCCTGCTTACCGCGGCGGTGGCCCGCCGCCTCGGCGTCACCGGCGAGCTCCGGCCCGCGATCAAGGTCGCGAAGCGCGGCCTCAAGAAGGACCACTTCTGGCCGTCCGTGCGATGGCTTCACGAATGCATGATTCGCCCCGGCCACTTCTACGTCGACGAGTCCTGCGCGTGGCTCATCGAGGCGCTGGAGAAGTGGGACGGCACGGACAAGTCCCGCTACAAGGACATCCTCGACGCGCTCCGCTACGCCTGCCGTCATCTCTGGGGAGGGCGGCACGACGCGCCCGGCCGCGTCCTGCAGCGGAAGTTCTGACCGGCGGCGCTCGCTGTGTAGTACCCCGCGATGGCCCTCGACCTCGCCTCGCGCCCCATGCTGCCCCCCGAGGACCGGAAGCGTGCGGAGCACCAAGCGCTCCGGACGCGCCTGCTCAACGGCCAGTGGGCCGACGATCTGGAGCGGGCGTTAGAGAAGCACATCCGGGCGGACCGGCGCCAGGCGTGGGGCATCGCCGAAATGTCACGGAACCCGTTCCGCTCGCTCTCGACCCAGATCGGCGGCGCACTCTACCGGAGCCAGCCCAAGGTGCGGGGCACCGCGGGCACGACCGCCGAACAGCTTGCCGCGGCGGTCGAGGGCGCTGGTTTCTGGCAGCTCCAGCAGCGCGCGAGCACCGACCTCGTCGGCCTGCGCGAGGGCATCATCCGTGTGGACTGGAGCGAGCGCGGGGGCCTGCTCCACCGGCCCGTGCCGTGCGAGCTCGTGCACGTCGAGTCGCTCCACGAGGCGCCGGACGTGCCGGTGCGCATCGAGGAGATCCAGGCACGCCGGGACCCGCAGACCGGCGAGTTCGCTTGGGCGTGGGAGATCCTCGACGTCACCGACCTGGAGAACCCGGTCCACCGCATCCTGTCGGCCGACCGGTTGCAGGACTGGACGGCGTACAACGTCGGCGGCGACAAGTCTGGCGCGAACTACCAGTACCGCGACAGCGCCGGCCGCCCCTACATCCCGGCGGTGATGTACCACGCCGAGCGCACCGGCCGGCTCTGGGACAGCTACTACGGCCTCGAGGCGGTGCTCGGCACGCTCACCATCGGCGTGCTCCTCACGTTCTGGGTGCACGGGGTCAAGGACGGGTCTTTCAGCACCGTCGTCGTCGTCGGCGGCCGCGTGGTGGGTCTGGAGATCGAAAGCCCGGGCGGCACGCGCACGAGCGTGATCTCGACCGAGCCCGGCGCGTTCATCGAGGTGGCGCCCGTCGAGGACAGCAACATCCAGCCGCAGGTGATCCAGCTCAAGCCTGGGTTCGAGCCCGAAGCGCTTATGACGGCGATCGGCATGTTCGAGTCTGGCCTCGCCGAGTACGCCGGCGTGTCCGCCGCGGACCTCGTGCGCACGGGCGCGGACCCGCGCTCCGGCGCATCCCTGTCGATCTCGCGCGAGGGCCTCCGCGGCGCCCAGGCGCGGTTCGAGCCCCAGCTCCGGCGCGGCGACTTGGCCGTGCTTGAGTGCTCGGCGAAGGTGCTGAACGCGACGACGGGCACGAGCCACCCGGAGAGCGGCTACGCCATCGAGTACCCGAGCCTCCCGCTGTCGGCCTCCGAGGTCGAGGCCCAGCGGAAGGACCTGCTCGAGAAGGTGGGCGCGGGGCTGGAGTCCCTGGTGGACGCCTACATGAAGCTCCACCCGGGCGTGAACCGCGACCAGGCCAAGGCCGAGCTCCGGCGCATCCAGGAAGAGAACGCCGAGTTCGGCCCTGCGGCCGCGCTTTCCACCGCGCCTGCAGACCCGCTCCCCACCTGACCGAGGACACACATGCCGATCACCCATGAAGGCGCCGAGTACTTCAGCAAGGCCGAGCTCGAGGACAAGATCAAGGACCGCGTCCGGAACACGCAGACCGAGCTGGAGACGCTGACCACCTGGAAGAAGCAGGTGGAGCCCGAGCTCGCGCGCGTGACCACCCTCGCCACCGAGGTGGAGACCTGGAAGGGCAAGGCCACCCAGGTCGAGACCCGGTACACGGCGGCGACGCAGTTCGGCATCACCGACACCGACACGCTTGAGGCCCTCGAGGAGGCGCACAAGAAGGCGATGGGCAAGGTCGCCGATCCCGCCGCGCGCGTGGACCTCGGCACGTACCTCGGGCAGGTGAAGAGCGATCCGACGCTCCTGCCGAGCTACCTCCGCGGCGTCTTCAGCCAGGGCGGCGGTGGCCAGCAGGGTGGCGGGCAGCAGGGCGCGGGCCAGCAGGGTGGCGCTGGCGGCGAGCAGGGTGGAGGCCAGGGCGGTGGGCAGCAGGGCGGCGGCCAGGGCGGCACGGGGACCAACCGGCCCGCGTGGGCGTCGTCGTCGCAGAACCAGCAGCGCGTGGAGCCCGGCACGACGCCGGACTTCGCCTCGAAGGTCCAGGGCGCCAAAACGCTCGACGAGCTCGTCAAGCTCGACGCCGAGCGGCGCGCCGCCCGTCGCGGGTAAGCGCCCTCGCCGCTGTGTAGTACCCGGGGACAGCCGCCCCGGTCGCACCGGGCCCCAACAGCGACACGGCCGTCGTGGACCCCCAACCCGACAGGTGCTCACCATGGCCATCGCCATCTTCTCCGCCGGCGCCCCCGTCTCCGGCAACGGCCTCACCACCGAGGACCAGCTCAACGACCTCGTGCTCGCCGAGCGCGCGTTCGCCCTGGCCCTCGCCGACGTGGCCGACCTCTTCGACTCCCCGATCGTCTACATGACGGACGGAAGCGGTTCGAGCTCGCTCGTCCAGCGCCACCGCCAGCTCCTGCTCGGCTGGGGCATCTCCATGGACGCGACCGCGGCGGAAGACACCGACGTGGCCGCCTCGTCCGTCACCGCCTACGACGCCGACGTCACCATCGCCCGCCGTTCGCTCCGCTTCGACCAGACCGGCCTCGCCCGGGCCGTCGGCGCCGCCTGGGGCTTCGACCCGATCGCGCTCGGCATGACCCTCGCGGACTCCTTCCGCGCGGGCCGCATGGGCTTGCTCGCCACCGCGGCCGCCGCCGCGTCCACCAACATCACCAGCACCGGCATGGGCAGCGTCGACGATCTGATCGACTGCATCGACTCGTTCACCGACGACGTCGGCGACCCGGGCCAGCTCTTCGGCATGCTCCGGCCGAAGACGGCGCAGTCGATCCGCGACTCGCTCCGCTCCGAGGTTGGCCCCCTGGCGAACCGCGGCGACGTGCAGGCCTTCCTGGCGAAGGGTGCCGAGAACCTCATGGGCGTTCTCTGCTTCCAGAGCACGAAGGTGCTCTCCGCGGGCGGGTACTTCCAGAACGCCGTGATGACCGCGGGCGCGTTCGCCTACAGCATCGCGCGGCCCCAGGCCCCGCTCGGCGGCAACGCCATCGTGATGGCGCCCACCGACATGCCGCTGCTCATCGAGATTGAGCGCGACGCTTCCAAGGACAGCTACCAGATCGTGGGCAACGGGTACGACGGCGTCGCCATCCGCGAGGAGCGCCGCATCCGCGGCCTGCTCGGCGCCACCTCGTAGCACGCCTCGGGCGGCGGCTCCGGCGGCACGGGAGTTGTGTCCGCCGGGTCCGCCCGAGCCGCCTGCCTCTGGCCCGGCCCGTACCCCGCGAGGGGACGGGCCCTCGGCGTCAGAACCCCCGAGGACACACATGGCCAAGAACACGAGCACCACTGGCGCCGGATCGATCGGCGTAAACGCGGACGGCTTCGCCGAACAGCGGTCCGTGAGCCGCGCCGCATTGGGCGGCAAGCTCCCCGACTTCAACAAAGACGGGACCCTCGGCCGCCACCGCATGCTCTTCCTCGGGGCCCACTCGAGAAGCTGGGAGCTCATCGAGGTCGAGGGCGCTTGGCGGCTCCTGCCTGTCCTCAAGCCCCTGTTTGTGCAGCCAGGCGTCTGGGTGCGCAGCGCGCCGAAGGGCCAGTCGCCTGACCCGTCGTTCATGCTCGCGAAGAACGAGCGCGCCGGGTTTTCCGTCCTCCGGGACACCGACTCGTACCTGTACGAGATCGACGGCGTCGGCGGAACCAAAGGCTACTTCCTCCGCTGGGAGAAGGTGCGCGTCTACGGCGACGGGGCCTTCGATGTCGTCATCGACCAGGCCGCCCGCGACAGCTTCCGCCTCGGCCTCGTCGAGCGGGGCCTCGTCGAGGCGCCGCGCGAGTCCGTGATCTCCGAGCTTCGGAGCCGCCTGGTCCGCCTCAAGCAGCGCGCCATCCGGGGCAAGGTCGACGACGTGAAGGCGGACGCCGAGCGGCGCCTCGCCGGCCTCGAGGAGGCAATCAAGCCGAAGGGCGGCGGACGAGCTCGTGGCGGCGAGAAGGCGGCCGAGTCCGCCGGGACGGCGGCGTGAGCGGCCTCGGCGAGGGCGAGAAGCAGGGCGGTCGCGACCAGATCGACCGCACCACCAAGTACATGATCGAAAAGGGCGGCGTCCCCGCGGACGTGGCGAAGAAGCTCGCCCGCGACGCCCGCATCCGCAACGAGCAGCGCGAGAAGGGAGACCGCAAGTGAGCAACGCGGAGACGTCCTACTCGGCTCGCATCGCCTACCCAGACCTCCTGGAGCGCGCGCGGACGCAGACCGTCTCGCTGGAGATCTACCGGTCCGGCGCGCTCGTGGCGCCGAGCTCGGGCACGTTCACGTTGTACGACTCGGCCAGTGCCGAGATCGTGCCTGCGGCGGCGGTGACGATCGCGGGCGGCATCGCCACGTACTCGCTGGGCGCGTCGTCGCTCCCGGCGACGCTTGCCCTCGGCCGCGGCTACCGCGAGGCCTGGGCGCTCGTGCTCGACGGGGTGACGCGCACGTACCACCGCGACGCGGCGCTCGTGCTGCACGCGGCCTTCCCGGTCATCACGGACGCGGACCTGACGGGGCTCTACTCCGATCTTGACCGCCACCTGGCGAGCGGGACGACCACCTTCCAGCCGAAGATCGACGAGGCCTGGAAGCGCATCGTCGGGCGGCTTGAGCAGATGGGCGTGCTGCTCGAGCACGTCATCACGAGCTGGTCTCTGCGGGAGGTGCATCTCGAGCTCACGTTCCACCTCATCGCGCTCGACTTCCACCGCGCCCAGGGTGGCCGCTGGGGCGAGCTCGCCGGGTCGCACAAGAAGGAGTTCGAGATCGCCCTCGGGCGCATGAGCTTCGTGCGGGGCACCGGAGGGACCGGGCAGGCCGACAGCGACGATCGGAGGGCGGCGAACAAGGGCGTCACGTACGTGAACGCCTCGCCGCTCACCTCGTGGCGGGGCTTCGGCGGCCTGTGAGCGCGCTCGCGGTCGCCACCATCCGGCAGCGGTGCGCCGCCTCCATCCTCGCGGCGCTGACTGCGGACGGGTGGCAGGAGTCGACCAGCACCTGGGACCGCTTCGGCGCCAACGAGGGCGACAACCTCCTGCACAAGGGCTTCGCCGTCGGGGTGCCCGGGTGGACCTTCCCGCAGGGCCGCCAGAAGCAGAGCGAGGGCGCCGTCTGCGAGACGCGCGTGAGCGTGAAGTGGGCCTACAACATCGGGGCGCTCGACCAGGTCACCAGCTACGACGAGGCGCTCGCCGCGGCGCAGACCATCACGATGTACGCGCGTCGAATCGCGGGCGTTTCCGGCGCCGTGCTCGTCTCCGCGGACCACGCCGAGGACGACCAGGGCTGGATCATGGGTGAGGTCGTGCTGCGCGTGATCCACCTATTCGCGTTGAGCTGACGCTCCGCTGTGTAGTACCCGCCGAGGGTTCAGACCATGGCCGACAGCACCCCCGAGATCGGGCCCAATTTCCGAGACAAGCTCGTCAAGGCCGAGGGGCTCCGCCTCTCCGACATCGGCGACCGCGCAACGACGGACTACGCCGAAGTGATGGTCGGGGACGGCGTCCCCGAGGGCGCGTACGGACGCGCAGCGGGCACCACCATGTTCTGGCTGAACAAGGCGGCCGTCAGCACGCTCTTCGCGCTCTGGGCGACCATCGACGGCGGGACCAACTGGTTCAACGTCGCGATCAAGGACGGCCAGCGCTTCTCGCTCGACTGGACGGCAGGGAGCCGCGGCAAGCCCGGCGTCAACGCGGACATCCACTCCGCGACGGAGGCCACCCGCGAGATCGCCGACCCCGACTTTGAGGTGCTCGGCACGAACGCCACCAGCGCGTGCGTCGCGTACTACGCCGAGGGGGGCATCACCCTCACCACCACGGCGGCCTCCGGCGACCAGGTCATCCTGGTCCCGCACCTGGACGCGAACCAGAGCGCCTGGCAGCAGGTGACCTGGGGCACGGACAAGCAGACCGCGTGGGAGTGCACGGTGACCACGCCCGCCACGATCACGTCGATGATCATCTGGGCGGGCCTCAAGCTCACGAACACCTCCGTTGCCGCGACGGACGACAACCAGGCCTTCCTCCGCTACGAGGCCGGCGTCAACGGCGGTGAGTGGCAGGCCATCACCTCGATCGCCAACGTCGACACGACCACCGACAGCAACGTGCTCGTCCAGGCGTCGACCCGGTACACGCTGCGCATCGTCATCGACGCGAGCCGCATCGCGCGGCTGTACATCAACGGCGTGCTCATCGTGACGACCACGGCGCTCACGGACGCGATGGACTTCATCCCGTACATCGGCGTGCAGACGGCGACGACGGCGGCGCGGTCCCTCCATGTCCACCGCCAGGCCATCAGCCGGATGATCGGCTGAACCAGACGGAGCTGCTCGACGCGACCGGACCCACCTCTGACGGAGACCGCTCATGGCTGTGAACACCGACCTCTACCTGCGCGTCCTGGCGATGGAGTCGCAGGCAAACGATCTGGGCACGGCCACGCAGCCGCATCTGCTGGAGTTTCCCGGTGCGCTGCGCGGCCGCAGCTACACGAGCGGCACGACCGACAACGCCTTCGATCTCGTCTGGAGCGACAGCCGCTCTGCCGCCGCAGCCGCAGACCCGCTCGACCTCCGGGGGGTGCTCACAGCGGCGTTGGGTGGCTCGGTGCTCAACCTCATCGAGGTATGCGCGATCGTCATCAAGAACAAGGCCACCACCGCGGGCCACGTGCTCTCGGTGGGCGCGGGCTCGAACCCCGCGTTTGCGGGCCTGTTCGGCGCAACGGGCGACGTGATCAAGGTCCCTGCCTCGGGCCTGTGGGTGTGGTTCGCGCCGCTCGACGGCGGCGGCCTCGCGACCACCGCTGGCACGGCCGACATCCTCAACATCGACCCCGGCGCCAACACCATCTCCTACGACATCGTGATCCTCGGCCGCTCGGCCTGATCCGGAGGCTCCCATGGCCGAATCTACCGCCCCGAAGACCCGCTTCCTGGGCACCATCACGGTGACTCCGGGCAGCGGCACCCCCTACACGGTGGCCGTCGAGAGCGGCAACCTCAAGATCAACGGGCTTACGGCGGGGAACAAGCAGCCGATCCTCGTCGAGGACCGCGGCGAGTTTCACACCCTCGTCGACGGCGCGCGAAAGTACCCCACGTTCACTCTGACTGCGGTGCTCCGCGACCTCGTGGATAGCGCCGACACCACGCTCGTGGGCGTGTGCCTGAAGCTGGGCCCCTACGCCGCGGCAACGAGCACGCTCGGCGCCAGCCGCCCCTGGACGGTCGACCTCCTCTGGACGATCGCCGGACTCGCCGTGGGCGACGCAGCCGACCACACGGCAACGCTGGAGGACTGCCGCATCGAAGACGTGAACTTCAGCGAGGGCGACGTCAACGAGGTGGAGATCAGCGGCATCTGCTACGGGGCGATCACGCTTACCTGACCGAGGAACCTCGATGGACACCGGACACACCCCGATCACCGTCACGCTGGGAGGAGCGTCCCACGAGGCGACCGTCCCAGCCTCCTACGCCGACCGCGAGGACATCAGCCGGGCGTTCCATGCCGCGGGCGGGTCTGTGCGGCGGTCGAGGAAGGCGTTCAGCGTGGCGGTCGCGTTGTGCGTCCCGGCGCTGCGCGAGGCCGCCGGCGCCCCCGCGCTGGACGACTTCGGGAGCGACGACATCCTCGAGTACGGGGCGGTGGTCTACGAGGCGCTCCGGGCGCACGGGGCGAAGCAGTCCGAGATCTCGGATGCCGGCTCCGCGATCTGGCCGCACGTCCTGACGAGCCTCTACCCGCGCGCGCCCGAGGTCGAGAAGGCCGAGGATTTTTCCGAGGCCGGGGCGCAGCGGACCTGACCGCGCTCCGGCACGCCCGGGACTGGCGCCAGGCGGACCCCGACTGGTTCTACCGCCTCACCCCGGAGCAGCGTGTGCGCGTCGTCGCCGAGTGGAACATCCGCCAGGAGGACCTCGAGGAGGCTCACCAGCGGCGTTCGCGCGGCCGCCGGTCCGAGCGGCCGCCGGCCCGCCAGGCGGGGGCGCAGAGTCCGCGCGCGGGCGTCGCGGCCCTGGCGAAGGCGAAGCAGGCCGTCAACGTCTCGGACGGCGGCGCCTCGTTCTGGTTCTCGCACGGGCTTGTGCATGCCTCGTAGCAGCTTCACCCGAGACGGGATCACGGTGAGCCTCGACGACGGCTGGGACGCCGCGGTGCGCCAGCTCCTGTCGGCGGCGCAGACGGAGACCGTCCGCGTGCTCGAGCGCGCGGGCGACGAGGAGGCGGCCAAGGCCGAGGCCGCCTGGTACAGCGCGGCGGGCGTCACTCGGCGCACGGGGCGCAGCGGGTACATCGAGCGCGTCACCACCTTCGACGCGAGCAAGGGCGAGGTGCGCGTGAGCGTGGGCAGCGCCGACACGCGCCTCGACCCGCAGAAGCGCAAGCCGACCCCGCTCTTCGTGCGACGCCCCGGTCGGCTGTCGGTCGTGCGGCGGGTCGTGACGCAGGGCGAGTGGTGGGCGTGGAAGAAGGCGGGGAAGCCCGTGGCGCCCCGCATCCGCGGCGCAGCGCCGTGGCAGATCGAGGTGCCGAACCCGAAGGCCTCGGACGGGAAGTTCCTCATAGTCGAACTCGTCCGCAAGCCGGTGCAGGCCCGCATCCCGCGGCTCGCGCCCGAGCTCGCGCAGGCGATCTCCGTGAAGGCGGCGAAGGGGGGATGACGTGGCAAACCCGGTAGCAGGCATCGACATCGTCGCGCGGCTCGACAAGTTCGAGCAGGCGCTGGCGCGCATTCCGGAGATCGGCGGCGTTCAGGCGAAGGCGCTCGCCGCGCAGATGGCGAAGGAGATCAAGTCGGCGGAGCGCGCCGCGCTCGCCGCGGCCAAGGCGTCGCGGCAGGCGGCGGCCGACACGAAGGACTTCGGCGACCGGGCCGGCACGGCGGGCCAGAGCGCGGCAAAGCTCGCCGGCGCCCTCGGCCTCGTCGCGCCCGCCGCCGGCGACGCGGCCCGGAACGTCGCGGACCTCGCCGACGTGGGCGAAGTGGCGAGCGCCACGAGCAAGGCGCTCGGCGTCTCGCTCGGCACCCTCGGCGTGGCCGTGGCGGCGGTGACCGCCGCGGTGGGCCTCGGCTACTTGGCCTGGCGCGAGTACCACCGCGAGGCCGAGGAGGCGAAGCGAAAGAGCAACGTGCTGTCGGAGTCGCTGAAGGCGCTCAAGCCGATCCACGACATCGCGGCCGCCTCGGCGATGCAGCTCGCCCACGCAACGGGCCAGCTCTCCGACACGGAGCTCGCGTACCAGCAGGGGCTGGCCGGCGCGAAGGGCGCGCGCGACCAGGTGGTGGCGGCGACGCGCGCCCAGGTGGCGGCGCACCAGGCCGAGCTCGACGCCATGGGGAAGGTGGCCCGCACCCTCGACGGGCAGCTCGTTCCGGCGGCGCAGGCGCTCGTCGATAAGATCTCCGAGGGCACGGCCGTCATCACCGCCGCGGACGAGGCGTACGGGGACATCGAGGTTTCCCTGCGGGGGGTCCGCGACGCCACCGACGCGGCGGCGTCCGCCGACGAGCGCGCGAAGCGGGAGCTGCTCGACCGGAAGGTGGCGGCCGAAGCCTTCACGGAGGCGGTGCGCCAGATGATCGCGGAGGAGAACCGCGAGTTCGCCCTCGCCAAGGAGCGCGCGAAGATCGCGGAGTCCAACGCGAAGATCATCGCCGACGCGGAGGCCCGGACCGCCGAGCGCCGCGCCGAGGCCGAGATCTCCGCCCAGGCGCGCGCTGCCAAGCTCGAGGCGGACCGGACCGCGCAGCTCGAGCAGGGGCTGCAGGACCGCTACGACCTGACGGTCGAGTACGCCGAGCAGACCATCAGCGCCGTGGAGCCGTTCCTGCAGGCCATCAGCGCGATCGTGGACGCGCAGCTCGACGCCCGAACCGAGGCGCTCCAGGAGGTGCAGGCGCAGCTCGTCGAGCTCGACGCGCTCCTCGCCGCTCTCTCCGACCAGACCGTCGACGCCGCGGCCCTCTCTGGCCAGGCGCTGGTCGACGCGTACCGGGCGGGCGAGGTGGCGGCGGAGGACCTCACCGACGCGCAGAAGAGCGCGATCGAGGCCCAGCTCACGGTGGAGCGGGACGCGCTCGCCGAGAAGGAGGCCATCAATCGCGCGGCGGCGGAAGCGGCGTTCTCGATCCAGCAGGCGGCGAGCATCGCGGCGACCCTGATCGCCGGCCTGCAGGCGGGCGTCGCCGCCTTCCAGCTCGGGCCCGTCGCCGGCGCCGCAGCGGCGACAGGCATCGCCGCGTTGACCGCGACGAACGTAGCCCTCATCGCCGCGACGAAGCCGCAGTTCCACGCCGGCGGCGTCGGGTACCCCGACGAGCGGAACAGCGTCGTCCTCGCGGGCGAGGGCGTGCTCAACCGTCAGAGCGTGAAC